TGGTTGGATTCCTGATGATATCGCTACACTTGATACTGATAGTCCTGATGTAAAACGTGGTAAGAACGTTACAGAGGGTGCTGGTCTCGGTATCGGTACTGATGTCCTTCTTGGGCTTGGTAGACTGATTAAGGCTATCCGTGGAGTGAATCGTGCTACACAATGGGTTCCTGAATCTGAAAAGGCTAAGAACTGGTTTAAGGAGAACATTGAACTAGAGGGTAATCCTGAAGAGGTAGTCGAGGCTTCTGCTGCTAAACGCTCTGAAGCATTAGATGAGATTGGTGGGTATAACGTTGATGGTCGTACGGTCACAACTGAAACACCTATGACTGGTAGAGAGTATTACATTGATTCAATGTCTTCTAGAGCAACTAATCTTTCTCCTGAAGAAGCCAATCGTCTTTATACTGAGTCCTGGGAAAACATGGATGATGTTAATCGTCAAGGTTGGGAGAATATAGCTGCAGAAAACCCTAGGACGGTAGTACAACAAACTATTGATGAATCCCAGCCTATCTTTGGTTATCACGATCTCTATGGTTATCAAGAACAAGGTATTCGTTCTGTAGATGATCTAGGTATTGTTGGTGCTTCTGTTGATGCTGTTCGTGTTATGGATAACATTGATAGTATTTATGGTCGTGTTGGTAATGTCATCTCTGAAGGTGCGTTGAAGTTTGGATTGGAAGCTTCTGGTAATCAAGAAAAGATTATCCGTGGTCTTGCAGAACAACTAAAAGATGCAGGAGAATATGGATACAAAACAGCATCTGGTAAGTATATCAGTTATGCTGACGTTGTAGAAACTGGTGAGAAGCTTGCTGCTGACTTCTATCGTATGGATGTTGGTGAGCTTAAACGTGTCATCAAGAACTATCAAGGTTTAGATGTAGATACTGGTGCTCCTGTTCTTAAGTCAGAAGCTTATGCTGGTGTCATGGGTGCTATTAAGAAGTACATGGATGATTACATCAACATGGATTACATGCGTGCTCAAGCGTATGTAGGTACTTCTATGGCTGGTCAGATCTCTGATACTGCACAAGGTATGCGTCTTACTGAAGGTACACCTGCTATTGAGCGTGCACAGGAACAGATCCTTGATCGTATGGAGTTCCTGATGGTGCAGAAAAACATCACTGCTTACTCCGACAAACGGTTTAAGAGTATGTTTGGTTTGTTCAATAAGCTGTCTAAGTCTGATGCAGACTCTATGACTATTGCAGAAGCAAACCGCATCCAAGCTGCTATTAAAGGTGCAGAGGATGAGACTGCTGCTGCTGTAGCTAAGATCAAAGAGGAAGCTAAGTTCACCGTTGATAACTTGCGAGAGATTGCAACTACACAACCTGAAATGCTGAAGCCTTTGATGCTTGCTTATGAGATGACTGACGGTAACGTCGATACCATCACTAAGATGAACCGGTACCTAAAAGAATCTACTGGTATTCTTAGAAAAGCATTTATCGACCTTAACCCTGAGATCCCTTCTGTTGTTCTAAAAGGTTTCTTCTCTAACTTGTACAACGGTACACTGAGTGCTTTCGGTACACCAATCAAGGCAGGTTTGTCTGCTGGTGCACAGATTATTGAAAAACCGTTGCGTGGAATGGTAGGCGGTATGTTTAACGGCGACATGTCTACTGTACGTAGGAGCTGGTATCAATACAGTGCGTTTGGTGATGCACTGCAAGGTTCATTTGCTTACATGAAGCAGGTGTTCAAACGGTCTGGCATGGATCCTGAAGTGGTTGCACTTCGTGAAGACTACGGTATGCCTTCCAGGCAGCTTGAGCTTATTAACTCATTTGCTGATGCTAAGGCTGCTCAAGGTGACTATGGTCCGCAAGTGTTTGCCGAGATGGTGAACAACATGCAAGACCTTGCTAATCATCCCTGGCTTCGGTTTGGACAACGTTCTATGCAAGCTTTGGATGGTTTTACCCAATCAATGGTTGCCTTTGCTGAAGCCCGTGGTCGCGTATATGATGACCTTACCAAAGGTGGTCTGCTGGAGTTTGATGCAGAGAAAGCTGGTGAACTGTCACAAAAGGTGTACAACAAAATGTTTGATGACACCGGTCTGATCACAGACGAAGCTGTCAGTAAATCTGCTGGTGAAATTGCACTTAACCTTGACAACGCAGCTACAGATGCTGTGTCTCAGCTTATTAGGCGTGCTCCTATTCTTCGTCCATTCCTGCTGTTTACCAAAACACCTTTGAACGAACTGGCAATGTCAGCTTCTTACAACCCAGTAGGTGTGTTTGTTAAGGACATGAATGCGTTCAAAGAACCATTTGAAAACATGCCTTACAATGAGGTTGAACAATTGCTGGCAGCTCGTGGTATCGAAGTAACTCCTAACACTGTACGTGCTAAGTACGAAGAAATTCGAGCTGACCTCAAGGGTCGTAAAGCTTTAGGTGCTTTGATGGTTAGTGGTGCGGTCTATGCTGCGCTCAACGATAACATCACTGGTAACGGTCTTTACGATAAACAGAAGCAAGCTGCACGTAGGAATCAAGATTGGAAACCTCGTTCTATTCGACTGCCTGGCGGTCAATGGGTGAGCTACGATAACCTTGGTCCTATTACAACTTGGTTGTCCTTGACGGTTGATGTTATTGACAACTTTGATAGCCTTGCATCTAATGAGATTGGTGAGCAACTCCGTAAGTTAGGTTTTATTGTTAGTGCTGCTATTACTGACAAAACAGCTTTGGCTGGTCTTGAGCCTTTTATGGATATACTTAGTCTTAACCCCGGTGCTCTTACCAAATGGAGTTCTAGTTTCCTTACCAGTGCTACCGTACCAGGCTCTAGTCAACTTGCAGAGATCTCACGTCTGATGGACCCAGGTCTTAAGGAAGTTGAGATGGAACTGTTCGACATGATGCGCAACCGCAACCCATTTACCAAAGGTCAGCTTCCTGCTAAGTATGACTACATTGATGGTGGTGAGGTCGGTGTCCCTGACAACATTATGTCTAGGGTTTGGAATACGTACATGCCTTGGAAGGTCAACGGTAAGATTAGCAAACGTAAGCAATTCTTAATTGATATTGAGTACGATGCACGTCCTACCTTGAACACCTATAGAAAGGTCAAATTGACCAATGAAGAACGTTCTGACATCCTTCAGATTATGGGACGTGATGAACTGTTTGCACAAGGTATTGATCGTGTTATGAAGCGTGTACCTGGTGGTGTCGAAGGGTTCCGTAAACGTTACATGGAAGCCGTCAATGCTGGTCTTAATCCTGATCTAAGCACGTTTGAAGGTATTCACTCTGCAATTGACCAGGAACTTAGGTATGCAATGGATCTAGCAATCGCTGCTTCACCGACTCATTCCGACATGACTCGTAGACGTTACATCCAGGAAGTTAGTACAGATCTACTTAGCAACGGGAAACAAGACGAAGCTCAGCGTTTCCTTGACTACATGGAACAATTCTCTCGGTAATTTTTTTAACAAAGCGTTATGGCATGTCCAAGTTTTAATACATTTACAGGAGATGGTTCGACTACGAATTACTCCTTTACATTTGAATATTTAGAGCAGGACGAAGTTAAAGTAACTCTTACTGGCGTCCCTACAACCGATTTTACATTTGCCAACGCTACCACCCTTAGCTTTAACACCGCCCCAGCCAATGGCAGCGAGATCCGTATTTATCGTGATACGGATCTTTGCACTCTTAAGGCTACATTTTTCCCAGGTTCTGCTATCAAAGCAGAGGATCTTAATAATAACTTTACGCAAAACAACTTTGCTGTACAAGAAATTAAAGATAATACTTGGGATGTAGATACTGAAACTATTAAGTCAAACGAAACGTGGGTAAGTAGCGACAGTCAGATCGCTACTACTGCGGCTATGGATGCTCGTTTCCAAGACGAAGCAACTGAAACCATTGAAAGCACTGAGACGTGGGTTAGTGATGACGATCGGGTTCCTACAACCCTTGCAACTGACAACCGTGTAGATTCTAAAATTAACGCGGCTATTACTGGTGCTATTAGTGTCGATGGTTCTGGTCTTACTGTTGATCAAACCAGTGGTAATAGTGCAGAGTTTGGTATTGGTGCTGGTTCTGTCAATTTGGATAGAATCAACCCTGACAACATCACTACGTCTTCTGAAGCTAATCCAAACGACGACAATACAATTGCAACTACAGCAAAGATCGATGATATGATCGATGCTGCTATCACTGGTGATATTGCTACAGATGGTACTGGCATCACTGTAACTGACGATGGTGATGGTACTATTACTCTTGGTATTGCTGACGATTCTGTTGACCTTGACAAGATTAAAGACGAAGATAAGATTACTTATGCTGAGCAGAATGCTGGGTCTCCCGCACCTGCTGACACCAATATCTTTACAGCATCAGCATCTGCACGTCGTTTTGACACTATTGTTCAAACCACTACCCCTACTGATACAGATTGGCAAGTCGGTAAGACTTGGTTGCAAAATGATGATGACCAAACCCTTAAGATTTGGAATGGTGCTACCTGGCTAGATGTTGCATCTGGTGGTTCTTTCCGTACTCAAGATAAGGTCATCTACGTTGATGCTACTGGTGGTGATGACAGTAAGACTGGTCACCGTATTAGTGGTCCTAAACTGACTATTAAAGAAGCTATCAATGATATTAACGCTGACATCGATACGGAGATTAAGACTGCAGGTTCTGGTTATACTGATGGTACGTACAGTAACGTTGCGCTGACCGGTGGTACATCTGGATCTGGTCTGCAAGCAAACATTACTGTTAGCGGTGGTGGTGTAACCGTATGTACTGTTACTAGCGCTACGACACTTCAAGATTACAATATTGGCGACATTTTGTCAGCTGATGATGCTAATCTTGGTGGTGGCGGCGGGTCTGGTTTTGAACTTGAAGTAATTGGTGACGGCGACGGTATGACCGTTGTGGTGTCTGCTGGTGTCTATCAAGAAATTGCGCCTATTCAAATTAAACGCCGTAACGTATCAATCATTGGTATGGCGTTGCGTAGCACGATTGTACATCCAACTGTAGCTACTCAAGGTGACCATGCTGATGGTAACCATGCTTTGTTTGAACTGAACAGCGGTTCGTTTATTCAAAACCTGACGTTGACTGGTATGCAAGCCAGTAATACCGGTGCTAACACTTTGGACGCAGCTCTGCCTGCCCGTCAAGGTTGGAACTTTGCGTTCTATGATAATGCCTATATCACTAAATCTCCTTATATTCAGAATTGTACTAACTTCTCTGATAGTGAGATTGATAACAGTGATCTCCGTGCTCATCGCCCGCGTGGCGGTTCTGGTGGTGACACTGATTCTGCACCTACTGGTGGCGGTATGCTTATTGACGGTGCTGTACCGAAAACTACAAGCCCGCTCCGTTCAATGGTTGCAGACAGCTACACCCATGTTGGTCTGAATGGTCCTGGCATCCTTGTTACTAACAACGGTTACTGCCAAGCAACTAGCAGCTACGCCTTTTTTAACAAATACCACATCAAAGCTTTGAATGGTGGTCAGGCTAACCTGGCTGCATCTACCACTGACTTTGGTGATGAAGCATTGGTTGCTGATGGTAAATCTCCTTTGTCGATCTTCACCTCTAACGTAGATGGTGCTGCT